ACAAAAGTAAAACTAAACTAAATATTCGCAAGTGTCTCATCTTCTAATTCAGCTTCTTCTTCCCACATTTTTTGTTGATATGATTTACCAAACACTGAAAAATAAAAGTAATCTCTAGGATCTTCACTTTCATAAGCCTTTAACAATTCTTCAAAATTAATATCTAAATTGTCGTATGTTCGGGGGTTAACAGCTTTATTTCGAATATGATCTTTAAAGAATTGTATTCTATTTGTATAGATATCAACTTCTTTATCTTCTAATTTTTTCTTTGTGGACAAAGCAACATCTTTTGCTTTGGCTTCTTTAAACTCTTTAAAGAGAGTTTCTTTATCATAGGTTATCATAATATATACTTCAGTTAGTTTATCTTATTAAGGTAATACTTTTTTGTCTTAATTGCAAGCCTAAAGTCAAAGAAATAAGTATTTAAAAACAATGACTTTAAGTTACTGTTATTAATAGCTTTTCCAGGATTCAATAATATCATTAACAACATGTTCATATTTCCATCCGGCCCATACTCCAACTATTAAACCTAAAAAAAACCAAATCATTTCCTTTTTCCTTTCTTCATTGATGTTTTTCCTTTTTCATCTTTATATAATGTAAATGAATTTTTACCATCAAAGTAATAACCATCTACACTTTTTTTAGATTTTCTTTTTTTATCTACATCTTTAAATAAATCTTTATTTGTCATATTACCTTTCTATTAAGTGTGATGGTTGTTGGTTTAACGGCACAAAACAAAATATGGGAATCAAAGGGGCCGAACCAACTACGCCTATGCAAGAAGCCATCACTCTCCTTTAAAAAATAACCTTTTATCCCATTCTGTAACATCTTAAACTTTTCTACCCATTGTTTTAAAATCGCTACTATCTACAACTTGGTAAGCACCTTTGTTATAGGCAATACCTATTGTTTTACCAGCTGGCAACTTAGTAGCATAAGTTCTTTTGTATGTATCGCCAACTATTCTATCACTTGTTGGTATAGAATCTTTTGTTTTATAATCAGGTATATCAAAACCTTTATGATTACTGATTACTCTACCTTTATTATTTAATTTTAAACCTAATGACTTTAACCATTTTCGGTATTGTGTCATGGCCAGTTCTAATCTTTGTTTATTTGTTAACATTATTTTTTATTAATTATATCTGGTGTTAGTATATCTATTGTATTAACAATAGTTTTACCGGCATATACTACAGTTGAACCTGCAACATCTACTACAGCAACAGTGGTACTGCAATTTACTAACGTTAATAATAATATTATAACACTAATTTTTTTTATTGTCAATATGTCTACCGAAAGATTTGTTATCAGGTATAACTGATAATTTTCTCATTCTATTAGGGTTTAAACCATTAACTTCTAATACAGTAGTTACCGTATTTGTGTTAACATCTAATACCGATCCTTTTCTAATTTTAACAGTTCTATTGCACATGTTTGTTCTCCTTGTTTACTCTTTCAATAATAATTATACGATTGTATTTTTGTTCTTTTTCAAACCAAGCTAATCCTTTTTTTTCTGCTTCTGCAAAATTTTTAGCATTAACAGTAAATTCTGTTGAACCATAGTTTGTATCTGGACTTGTTGATTCAAATGTAATTCTAAACCAATCAGATTTCATTATTTACCGTATTTGCTTTCGTTTTCTAATTGTAGTTGAATGTCAATATCTGATTCTGCTTTATCAACTTCTTCTTGCAAATCATCTCTAAATACAATAGCTGTACCTTTAGCACCTTTTAAATCGCCTTTATCAATAGATTCTATGATATGATTTAATATATCAATTGTCATTAGTTGCACGTTTGTCATTATATAGTCTCCTTGTTGTTAATAATTTTTCAAAGTTCTTTTCATACCATTAATGTTTTTAATCATTCTGTTACAAGTTCTTTTCATACTGTTTAATATAAAAATACATTGTATCATACTCATTAAAAAAATGGCAAAAAAGAAACCAAATAAAAAAGTTGATATCATATTATACTCCTTCTGTAGCGTATTTGTCAAGCTCTACTTCATCTTGGTCATTACTATCAACCACGACTTTACCTAACATTTCTTCGGTTTGATTATCGTATCCAACATCATAAAAATCCAGTTCTAATTGATCTGAATCTTCTTTGATAGAATTTCTAATAATATCACTATTAACACCACCGTATTCTAAAGAAATATCTCTAGCTTCGTCAGCATTTTTAGCTTTTACATAGTAAGCAACTTGTACAACGTAATCTTGTACAACTCTATAAACGTTTTTACCAATGTCATTTTTATTTAAGTATATCATAATTAACCTCTACTTTCCATTACCCATTCGTAGGCAATATCATCATAATCCATATTTGTAATCAATTCAATATTTTGAATTTTACTTAACATATCTGCTGCTTGAGATTGTGTTATTTCATTATTAAGTAACAAATCTTTAATTACATCAGCTTGTTTTTCTGCAATTTCTATTGCTAAGTTTTTTGTTTTCATATTATAGTCCTTTATTTCAATTTATACATATAATATAACATACTGGAATACACAATACAAGCGTTATTTTACGTTTTTTAAAAGAAATAAGTGTTTATATTCAATTACTTATTTATATAATTGTTCACGTTTTGTTCTAATGAAGGTAATGAACGAATTATCTCCAATGTTTTTTGACCCATTCTTGGTTTGATTCGTGTGGATCTGGTTTACCATGAAATACGGCTATCTTTGCGTTCTTATCTTCCTCGTAAGTTTGTTCTGAAATATGAAATCTAGGTTTTTCTCTACTGTACCATTTGTATGAAAATGACCATTCATCTGGATATATTTTCAATATATCTTTATCACGTATAATATCTGTAATAACTTGTTGGTCGTTATGATAGTTATTATAATGATCTTGCCAATCTATATAATTTTTCCATATAATAGAAGCTGTATCATTGTTCCATTTCATTATACTTGAATTATATTCTTTATATTCAGTATCAAAATCATTTATTATACAAAAAGATTTATCATCTCCATATGTAGCAAAACAGTCAATATTTTTAGTAATAACTATATCAATATCAAAGTATAAATTTACGCCTTGAAGTCCAATATCGGTATTAAATAATTGTAATTTATTCCACCAACCTTTATAACCTTTTAATGGTAAATCTTTATATATTATTTTTCCATAAACTTTATCATACATATTTACATGATCTGTAAAACAATAAAATTGATATGGTACGGTTAAATGTCTCTCTACCATATTATATAAGTTTTGAACGTAATCACTGGTGTATTTGTTACCGTAAAATACACAACAAACATTTATCATAATGTACTATGACCTGCCTTTGCGATATAATAGGCATCTATTATATCTGTTACTGGATTGTTTAATGTAGGTATATCAAATGTTTTCATCATATTTGTATTAGTGTCTTTTGTAAATTGGTCATACATCTTCTGTTTATCTGCATTACCTTTACCTGTGGCGAATTTCTTAATAACACTTGGTACTAATATCTTATAATTATGTTCTTTTAATCTATACTTTAATATTCCACCATTCTCTGCTATTTGAAATACTGCCTGACCTTTACTACCAAAAGAATATCCTTCAATAAATATTTTAGGATCTTCTAATTTGTTTATAATAGATAATGCCCAAGTTGATAAGTTGGTAAATCGTTCAATAGGATTTGTATATTCTATATGTTCTGTACCTAATATATTCTTCATCATATTACCAATATGTTTCTTCTTACTAGTTAAATAGTAAAAATAACAATCTTCAAACTTAAAACTACCATTACTAACACAGATTGCTGGAGAATTTAAACTAAAATCAATTCCAACTATCGTTATCTTCTTCATTCTCAACCTCATTTTCATTATGATCATCATAAGGTTGATCATCTATTTCATGGCCACAAAATGGACATGTAATAGGATCTAGTTCTGTTTTTTCATTATCCCATACAATAATGTATTTTGTTCTACAATCATTGCACTTTTTAGGAAGTTTAGTATTCATTATAATTTAAACCTTTTAAATTGATCCTTTTTAACGTCTTGTTTAATACCACCAATAACATAACTTTCAATTTCAGTTTCCTGAGGTGCATTTTGCATAGATTTACTATTTAACCAATGATCTACCCAAGGCAACGGATTTACTTTTGTTTCATATTTAGGTTCTAATCCAATAGCTCTCATTCTTCTATTGGCCATATATTCTACAAATTGATGTAATAATTTTTCTGATAATCCTATCATAGAACCTTGTGAGAACAAATAAGTTGCCCACTGTTTTTCTGATTTAACAGCATCATCATACATTTTATACACTTCTGTTTCTGTATCTTTTATAACCTTTAACATTGTTTTATCATTTTCAACTTCTCTATAGTTGTTAATAATTCTTTGTGATACTGCTAAATGTTGACTTTCATCTCTTGCAATTAAAGAAATTATTTTTGCTGAACCTTCTAATAATTTTAATTCACCAAAAGCAAAACTACATGCAAACGATACATAGAATCTTAAACCTTCTAAAATGTTTACTGTTATTAAAGCCTTCCATAATCTTTTCTTTAATTCGTACATATCAACTTTATCTGGTGTTAATTGATATTTGTAACCCATTTCAATTAAATCATCATAACATTTGGTTACTGACTCTGCACGTTCTTCAATTTTTTTATCCTCAATAATAGTATCAAAAACTTCACCAGGATTTGCATATAGATTTTTTACAATGTAAGTATATGATCT